TATTTTAGATTCAGCTTGTTCTTTAGTATCAGCTTCAACAATAAATTCTGCAAAGGTATAATGAGTTTTCATTACTCTTACATTCCATTCATACATTTAGTCGCTCCTATATTTTTTCAAAACAATTTCGGCAAATAATACCATTATCAACACATTCATAATCAATAACTAAAGCATTGCATTTATGACAATCGACAAGCTGGCATTCCTCACATAGCCAGCCGTCCTCTTCCTCACGCCCACAAGGTATTCTGTTAACATGGTTGTCTGATCCGTATGAAGTGTCCTTACGACACTCCAAGCAGATTTCTTTTATTGGGTTACTAATTGATAATGTCATTTCGTCGCTCCTCTTCTTTGTTGATTTCTTGATACATAACTAATCCAAAGTCATAGCCTCTTCTGTAGTAAGCAGAAGATCGCCTTTCATCGTCTATGACTCCGTTAAGCAATGCGTCGCTCACGCCGTCCTTAAATGCGTTTAAATACGTTGCTCTCTTTTTTTCTAATGGATTAATCATTGCGTTGCTCCTACACAATTATTACAAAAGACTTTCCCATTGTTTCCGTGAAATTCTCCATCACAATATAAAGGCTCTTTAACTTCGTAATATTGGTAATGGTTGCAACTATCGCATTCTAAAGATTCAGTTTCAGGAATAACCATAAAATTATCGCTGGAGGTGGTTTCCCAATCTCCATTCGAATTTATATCAACGGCATAAATGCAATCCCTAATTTCTTCATTTCCGTCTTCATCTTCATCAATGTATAGATTTAAATCATATGGCCAGCCTTTGTAAAAAAATGATCCCCAAGCGTCATGTCGTTGCTCAACGTCTCGCATTTCCTTTTCAAATTTATCAAAATAATTAATCGCTACTTTTCTAAATTCAAAATCACTTTCCCATAATTCTTGTATAGTCATTATATTAGCCTCCATTGGTTAGGGTTTCCCCATTGTTCAGCCATAGCGTCAGCAATGCCTTTATAAAATTTACTTCTTAACTTCCATCGATCTTTTGTAGGTGGCAATTTGTGGCATTCATCACGAGCCGTAGAGCCATCTAAAATATTTAATGGATTTAAATTAGGAAGATTTTTTAGCCATAAACAAGTTCGCTTTTTGACGTTATCTGCTCCAGCTGGATCAGTTTCAAACTGCCAAGGCTGGACGCTTTGAGAAAACTCTTTATAGTTCAGAATGCGTTGCTTTGCATGTTTGTGCATTACTGGATTTTCTACGGCTACAAATGGAATATCTACGTTCCAAATTTTAGAAAACAATTCACAACCAGCGTTTAATTCATTCCACATTTCATCAAGAGTTTTATTTGGGGGCGCTTTATGAAGCCATCTAACACCACTATTGCAAAGCCGTGTGCAAGGTGGGTGGGCTACTATTAGCATATCCCAGCAATCCATATCTAAAACGTTTATAATATCATCTTGAATATGACGATTTGAAGCATCGTCAGAGGGCAAAACATCGCAAGACCATACATCATGTCCTTTTGATAAAAACGCCTCTCTAACGATTCCTGAGGTTTCACAACCAATTAAAACTTTCATTAATAAATTCCTTTAATAATAATTGTTGGCTTTGAGAAATCTTCAGGATTAAACGTTGCTAAATATTTTGAATAACCTTGGAAAAATTCTGTTAAATATTTTCCGTTCATATCAATAATTGGACGCTCATTTGTCCCAGCTATTTTATGATGAAAATTAAATCTTTCGTCTGTTTTTCCAAAACTTAAAATAATAATGTTTTCATCTTTAGAAATTACTTTGTTAAACTCATCGCCTTTTTTAAAACCATTGCTGGTTAATATTGCTCCCTCAATCCATATCCTAGATTGGTTTTTGTTGGTCGCTATTTTAAACAATTTTTGTAAAACCATTTTGTCGCTCCTTATTGATAGGGTCTGCCATCTTCAGTAATTGGAAAACCAAATCCAATTAGACAAAACCAGCCGTTAAGCTGGTAATGTTTCGGCTAATTATTTTCAGATACATATTTTAAAACCTCGTCCCAATCATCGCTATACAATAAAGGATCATAACTAGCGCCATAATCATCAGCGTACATAATTGAATATTTTTGATTAAACTGCTCTAGCCTTTTTGTTTCTTCATCACATACAAATATTTGAAGTTTGCCATATACAAAACTTGGGCAAACATCGTTTGTATATGAATGACTTTCCCATTCGTGAGGAATAGGAACATCTATAATTATATCAGGGTGCGTTTTTGCTGGATCAGTATAAGGGTTTTCATCATATGATCTATTTTTCATTGTCTTCCCTCCATTCTTTTTCTGTATTAAACATATAACCTTTGCCAATAGTGGCATAATCAAGCCAGCCGTTAGCCTCATTTACACCTTGCAAAAAAGCATCTAGTTCTTTTTCTGTGTTAAATCGAAAGGTTGTTATTGGGTTATCATTTTGATAATTTCTTTCTCCCCATGCTATTGTTACTGATGGCACTTTCATTATGCGTTCTCCATTTCATCAATAATATGTCTTGATACTTCTTCACCAGCATACCAAGCCAAAGCGTTTTTTATTGTTACTGCGTTCTCTAAATCATCAGTATTGTTTCCAAAAATTACCTCGCCAATTTCATCGATTGGAATGTGATATTTTTTAAAACAATTAAAGCCTTGAATCATTTCAAGCATTCCCACGCCAAAATCTTCTGATTGTTCTCTTGCTAAATCTATTATTAGATTTCTGTTATCATCAAAAAACTTGCTTGTTTCGTGGTAGTAAACAAAGCCACCAAAGCCACCATCAATCCCATAGCTATTTATATTTTTCATGTCTTCTATGCAATCAGGATCATTTTGATTTTCATAACCAAGACAATCTATTACTGCGTTTATTAATTTGATATTCATTTTGTCGCTCCTTGTTTTAATAGTGTCTGCCATCATCAGCGCCCAAGAAACACCTTGAACGGACAAAGCCAGCAATTAAGCTGGCAATGTTTCGGCTATTTGTTTTCATAATCGTAATTATCAATATCGCTCCAAATATTAATAAAAGATCTTAAAAATTCTTTTTGATCATTTGTTAATGAAATTTGATTGTCATTTTTTTCAACCAGCTGGAGCGTGTAGACTTGAGATTCATAAAGTAAATCTTCAGCTGACATAGTTTGTGAAATATTATTTACTTTAAGCCATTTTGCATAAATGCTGGTTAAATGTTCAAGAGAAGGATTCATTATTAATATCCTCTCAATAATGTTTGCCAAGCTTTCGCCGTTTGCTTGGAGGCAAATTTTCTGCCTATGTTATCCAATGAATTAATTCTTTCATAAATAATGGGATCAATTAACTTAACTGCATCGATCCAATTAATTTTATCAGGATTAGTTTTTAAATCTTCAATAGCTTTGAAAATATTATTGTTTAAATCATTCATTATATTGTTCCTTTCAAAGAATTTTCAGCAAAGCTTTTAGCTTGCTTTAGGGTTGGGAAAGTTTCAGCAATAGGGGAATTATCTTTTTTAAAGCTTTGGCCATTAATCAAAATATAAAATTTGTTTATAGGTCTAGGGTCTGCGCTGAATCTGATTTGAATAGCTGGATACTCTTGACTATTATAAACTCTATAACGTCCATCTACTTTTATTTGTGGATACCAGCTCATTATCTACCTCCTGAATTTAATTTAAATGTTAGGTAAATGTTAAAAGTAAGAATGAACTGAACTATTATAAAAAAGCCAATATCATAATATCCATAATATTCATTAAATTCTTGAACTAGGTTTTTCATGATTACAAAGCAAATAACTATTGAAACCATTATTGATATTGGTATTAAGTTTTTTAAATTATTATTCATGTTTGTCGCTCCATTTTGATTATGTTGATATTGTTGATCAACTATTATAAATATCGTAATTTATTACTGCATTTAAATCAACACTATTTTAAATTAAAATGTATTTTTTAAATTAATCAGGAATTGATGTAATGAATGACATTAAAAAAAGTGATTTAACATTTAAGCAGCAATCGTTCGTTTCATACTTAGTAGCCGAGAATAAGAACCCTACTGAAGCGTGTCGTCTTGCTGGTTATAGCTATCCAAAAGAAACGGCTTATAAGCTTACAAGGAATCCTTCTGTTATATTACTTATCCAGCAAGAAAGACGCAGACTGTATTCAACTGACTTGTCCATTATTGCCGTAAATACTTTAAAGGATATTATGCAAGATGTGGACGCACCAGCATCAGCAAGAGTTTCAGCAAGCCGAACGGCTCTTGAACTTGCTGGAGATATTGGAAAGAATGCAATCGATAGTTCTGATGGAAAAGATTTATCTGAACTTACACCTGATCAGCTTGGAAGATTAATAGATAATTGGGAAGAACAACGCTCAAAAGTAGCCAAGCCAATCAATTAACAACACAACAAGCATGGCAAACGTAGGCTATACAATAGGTTTAAATGGTTTACTATGAACTAATTGACGATTTTTTCACGCATTTAAAAGGTCTGACCACCCCCTAGGGGTGTACGCCGTAGTGCCAGGCATACTATCATGGACTCCTATACAAATTTT